GTCCCCTTGGGGACCCTAGACTTGCAGCGATGCAGCCCAAATCATTACCCGACCGGAGTCCGGACGGGCAATTTCGAATAAGGAGTATATTCTTTTATGTCGATAGTGTTCAGCCCTACGTCCAGAAGACGCATGAGGGTCCAACCTAATCCACCGTCTCGAACCCCCTCTGGTATGAAGCTTGAGTGCCTCTTTGGAGGCAAATGGGTGCAGTTTTCTGCTCCCGGCTCACTCGCACCTGAAGGTTCGTTTCGGAAGATCCAGATCACTCGGGATGAAAAACATCCTCAATGGTCTAGATCTTTGGAAGGTGGCCCGTTTTTAAGTGTGTCAATGGACAAGGGACCTTTTACGGTACAGGGGTTAGGTACTTACTATTCCAAAAACCCAGTTTTTGTTTCTGGATTTGGTTCTGTACCTATTAGATTCACGGGTGGGTTCTATAACCCTGATTTTAGTGGCTTCGATGATACCGATTCAGTTTATCTGAACGGCTCGTTTGCCACCAACCCAGTGATCGTTCCCAGTCTGGACCCTTACTATCCTCTGGTCGCGAAAATGCGACCTAAGATTGCTGAGGCAGGTCTCGGTCAAGCAATTGCCGAGATCGAGGACGTGCCTCGCACTCTGAAAGGTGCGCTTCGAGGTCTTCGTGACCTTTATCGCTCCCTAGGAGGCAAGCCGCACAACCCGATCATATCCCTTAAGAGGGGATCTGACGAATGGCTCAGCTACCGCTTCGGCGCTTTACCTTTGATCAAAGATGTCAGTGACTTATTAAGAGTTACTGACAACTACCGCGCGTATGTGTCTAATATTTCAGACAGAAACGGCCGGTGGGATCATTTGAAGAGGATATATAAGAATCAAGAGGATATTACGACTGTTGGAGGGGACGGCGTGAAAGTAACGCCTTTTACTACGTTCCACCAATCGTTATGTGATCCTCAAGCTAATACAGGAGCTGTTGGTCAATGGTCGATCACCACTTTAACTAAATTAAAGGGGTGGTTTACCGGAGACTTTCAGTTCTATGTACCCGCGTTTGATCGCAACATGCTGGACTATGATTCCGCTTGGAATAACGTCCAGAGAGCTATTAAGCTCTATGGTGCTGATATAAACCCGGAGCTTCTTTACGACATAACTCCCTACTCATGGCTGGTAGATTACGTCTCAAATGCTGGCGACGTTATTGGTCAATTGACCGATGTCGGCACAAATGGCGTAGTCTCCAAGAACCTGTATATCATGTTGTACCGTCAGAGAGAGATGGTGTTTACCCAAACTCTATTTTTCTCCCAAGGTTCACGAGCGTTCTCGTGGTCTAGAAAGCTGACTTCGAAGCAACGCGATCATGCAGGCACTCCATTCGGATTTGGCCTGGACCCCAATGGCTTATCTGGGGTTCAATTATCTATCGTTGCTGCTCTTGGAATTCAAAAATTCCGATAAGACCGGCAACGACTCGGCCACAATGCTTCAGGAGCGTATGGACTAGGGTACCAGCGTTCTGATTTGTGGTTAACCACCCTACTAACTTTGGAGGTCAACCTTGGCTTTTTCAGATCCGATCACAATCACAATTGCAGCTGTTGCTAAAACCTTGAATCGACTGTCGTCCACGTCAAATAATCGAACGATTACTTCCGTGTACGGCACCGACGATGGGGTTTACACCTTGACAATCTCTCACACGAAGACAGGTGACGGAAAGATCCGTTCTGTCGCGCGTTTGGATTTCAAGAAGATAGTCGCTGACCCGCTTACTGCGGTCAACGACTACGAAATTCTTTCTACTTACGCTGTCTCTGAACGCCCAGAAGTGGGCTTCTCGGTCACGGAAGTGAAAGATCAGCTTGCCGGTTTTAATACCTGGCATGGCTTAGCTGCTAATCAGGACAAACTATTCGGACGTCAGTCGTAAAACGGCTGGCCAATCCGGTAGAAAGGAGACCATACAGTGAGTAAATTCTCTAAACTGTTGAAAGTTCTGGAGACAGCAAGATTAGCTGCTTCAGCGCTTCCACCTTCTCGGAAGGCAACTTCGCTTCAGAGACAAATCGACGCGGCACTTGGTACCGCGACGTTAATCTCTGAGACGATTGCCCCACCTAAGAGTGGAACTTCCTCGAAGGGTAGTCTTGGTAATGCTGAAAAGTAAATGACAGCTTTACCCCCTGAACGATTGAGTATCGGAGATGGATCATAGTCGAGGCTTGATTGTTACCTCCCGAAAGGAAGGAACAATGAAAAGCAACGTAAGTGATCTTCTGAAGTTGTGCTGTTTAGTCTATAAAGACTGTGCAGCACGATGCACCGCTGATGTCTCTGATTTACGTGATCTAAAAGCAATACGATCACGAGTCAAAAGTGAAGGGCTGTCATTTTTAACGATAACCCTTCCCGCGTATTGCAGGGACTTCGAGAGAAGTCTCGCAAATGGCAGGATCGAGCCGGGACACTTCAGAATGTTTCGGAAGCATCGAGCAATCCCTGTCTTTTTGAAGGGTATGCTCACTCGAATTTTTGACTTAGAGACTGGAAGAATATATGAACAAAATGTTCTTGACGCTAATAGCGCTTCAGTTGTTATTGGAGCTGTTAGGCAGATATGCCTTCTCTTCAAAAAACTGGAGTTACCGTGCACTACCAAGCGGCAGTGTTCGGCGATCAACAACTTTGTCCAAATTGAGGACGATTTCAAGACCCTTTCGATCTCCGAAGAAGATATCAGATCTTTCGACCTGGTGTCTTCGTGCCTGTGGGATAATATCATGCATCGTATACACGTGCAGGATCTTATTCCCAGACATGGTCCCGGAGCTACCGCGGATCGAATTTCCGGTAATGGCAAATTCGTTCATCGGGAATGGACTGAACGTTTGGAGCCTTATTTCCCCGCTTCCTCTTCTTGTAACATTGTTACGGAGGAATCGGAGCGGGAGCTCCAGCGCTTAACGTTCTTGTCTCCAGAAGAGGAGCGACCTGTAAAGGTCGTTCTTGTTCCGAAAACCTTGAAATCACCCAGGGTTATAGCAGAAGAGCCATTGTGTATGCAATATGCACAACAAGGGATCCGGAGTGCGATTTATCGCCTCTTGGAATCAGACGATGATTTCTCTGGCCGGATTAATTTCCGTGACCAGAGTATCAATCAGTCTCTCGCTATGGCCGGGTCGCTTGATGGTCAATTAGTAACGATTGATCTATCAGATGCTAGTGATCGAGTTCCTCGAACACTAGCTCTGAGAATGTTTCGATCGAATCGTGATCTTCATGATTCTATCGACGCTTGTCGATCGACCCACGCATCCCTCCCCGATGGTCGAGTTATCGGTCCATTGGGAAAATTTGCGTCTATGGGAAGTGCTCTCTGTTTTCCTGTGGAGGCGATGTACTTCTACACAATATGTGTAGTCGCCTGTTTACAGAAAGACGGACTTCCAGTGACCTTTCACAATGTCAAATCGACGTTTGGAAAGGTCCATGTCTATGGGGACGATATAGTGGTCCCCTTGGCATATGCGGAATCTGTTCTCGAACACCTGCAAAAGTACAATTGCAAGGTGAACCACAACAAGACTTTCGTAACCGGGAGGTTCCGAGAGTCATGTGGAGCGGATTACTGGTACGGTGAGTTGGTTACACCGATTTATTGTTCCAGTGATGTGCCGCAGAACAGGCAGCAAGTGAATGAGATCGTCTCGTGGTGTGCCATGGCTCAGCAGATGTTTAATGCTGGCCTCTGGGCCTCCGCCACGTTCGCGTTCGCGCGAATTGAGAAGATTATGGGAACTCTTCCCTACGTCTCAAGGACATCGCAGGCACTTGGGCGCCATACTTTTCAGGGTTCCCTTATCCGTCGACGTTGGAACAAGAAATTGGTCCCACATCGGTGGAATAAGGATCTCCAAGCCTATGAAATGAAGGTTTGGATGCCTGGATCAGTCTATCGCACTGATAGACTTAGTGATGGCGCTGCTCTTTATAAGTCCCTCTCTAAGCTCACAGACCTGAAAGACCTGTGGGACATTCGAGATCGGCACCATTTAGAGCGGTCTGCACTTCGCGGAGTAGTTGCATTACAACTCCGTTGGGTCCCGGTCACATAGACTGGGGATGGTGGTTTTCCACCAGGGGCTTCCACGTCTGTGCTCTACCAAG